ACTTAATTTCAAATCTTTTACACAGATTGTGATATTAGGTTCAGCATCTTTCACGCCCTTCATGCAACTACCACAAGCCCAACGTAGGGAAATCATTGAAGATCTGTTGGACATTCGTGTGTTCTCTACCATGAATGTTGTGCTAAGACAGCACATGTCAGATCTAAAAGACAAGATGGTGTCGGTGGAAGGCGAGTTGGAGGTGCATAAGCAGAAGGCGGTGTTACAAAAGAAATATATAGATACACTGACCGCTGATAAAGAAAAAGAAGTTCAACGGGTGCAGGAGAAAATAGATGACAGCAAGACGACAGTTCAGAAATTCAGCGAGCTATCAGAGAAGCTTGAACTCAAGAAGGAGACATTGGGAGATGTTGAAGGAGAGCGCAGACTACTTGACAGCAAAAGAGAAGAATTTGAAAGAGCGCTTGCCTCACACCAAAAAGACTTAGAATTTTATCATAACAATGATGATTGCCCTACATGTAAACAGGGCATCCCCCACGAATTTAAATCTTCTATTCAAGAAGAGACGGGAAGAAATATCAACGAGCTAGAGACTAGCTTGGAAGAGTTGTCTACCCAATTTGAAATTGCAAACTCTCAGTATCAAAAATTTATTGAATTACAAAACGCGATTCTCAAAGTTAATGCTGAGATAATTTCTGAGCAGAGAATTCAACAGCAATTGATGGAAGAAGTTGAAACTCTCAGCGCCCCGTCATCAAACATAGAAAATGAGATGGAAGTTCTCAAGTCTATGGCAAAGGATGTGGTTGAGAAAAACAAAAGTTTCAGTGATCACAAAGAGCAGAGGCACTATTATGATGTTGTTGCCTCTCTACTAAAAGACTCTGGTATCAAAACCAAGATCATAAAATACTACGTGCCGATTATCAACAAGCTTGTAAACAAGTTTTTGTCTACAATGGATTTCTTTGTTCAATTTGAATTAGATGATACTTTTAAAGAAACCTTGAAATCCAGATTCCGAGACAAGTTTAGTTATGCAAACTTCAGTGAAGGAGAGAAACAGCGTATTGACTTGGCTCTGTTGTTTACATGGCGAGCCATTGCAAAGATGAAGAACAGCGCCAACACTAACCTATTGATTTTAGACGAGGTTTTTGATGGTTCGTTGGACGGTGTTGGCATGGAACACTTGATGAACCTTTTAAACATAGCGTCTTCCGATAGTACTAATGTATTTGTCATAACTCATCGCGGCGATCAATTCTTTGACAAGTTCCACGATGTAGTTTCTTTCCAGAAAAAGAACAACTACTCTTTGATGTCATGCTCATAGACTTTGGAACAGTGCTGGTAACCTTCTCAAAGGCAGAGTTCGATGAGACGCAAAAAAATTGCCACATAAATGCCACGTGCGGCGAGTTCCAAAATGGAATCAAACCAGAGCAGTTTAACCTTGAAGATCTGTTCTCAAATGATGAATACGAGTACTTCATTAATAACGATGTTACTTGCCACATTCACCACACAGATGTCTTTGGGCCTATTCGTGCAAACATACCTAAGATGATTGAACGATATTGTGTTATAAATCATCTACCACAAGGAAAATTTGTTTACTATACGGCAAACTTAATCAACAAGTACAGGAGTTTGATTCAAATTAAAAAGAGCAATCATTTCATAGAAACCGCTCTGGCTAATGCAGAGAATCATAAAGAGGTCTTTGAGTCTAGGTTGCGGGGTGAGCTACCCGCGACAAGACAAGAACTGTTCACGATTGTTGTTGAAACAAACAGTTATGATCATGAAGATACAGAGCTATTCTACACAGATAAGACGTTTCAGCCGATCCTTTTGGGATCACCTATAATTATTGCTGGCAGAAAAGGAATCAATAGAAGAATTATAGAAGCTGGTTTAACACCATATGATGATTACTTTGATTTGTCTTTTGATGATGAGCCAGACGATATAACGCGAATAAATAGTCTTCTAGATGAAGTAATAAAGGTTCGTAGCCTTTTGATTAACTCAACCCCAGAACAGGCAGTAGAGTGGTACAAGAAAGGAAGGCATGTTCTGGGAGAAAACAAAAAGTTTTTACTAGGAGAGATAAATGTCTGATTGGGATTTTGGTTTTACTGCGGTAGACGATATACCAGAGACAGGAACCCAGACAACAGAGACAGTTGTCAACACTGTATCAAACGTCACAAATGAATTTAAAGAAGAAGTTATGTCTAAGCTTGCACAGATTGAAGCAAGAATTTTAGACATGGACAACAGTGGAATGGTAAATGAACATCGCGCATTGGTAGAATCCGATGTGGCTAATAAATTAGTCGCAGTTGAAGAATTGATTTTGCCTCTTTTATATAATTTAAAAAAGAATCCAGAAAAAGAATACATTCACTGGCCTAACCGTGTTGCGATTATTGACAAGCAAATCGAAAAAATACAGGCGGTGACCCGATACTTTGAACGACTGAGTTAGTGCGAAAAAATACCAAACAAATCTCTAGATCTCAGAAAACACATATAGTAAAGTATGCATAAGGATTAGGAGAAAGTCATGAAAAAATTATTTGTTGTTGCGCTTATTATGATTTTTGCCACAAATGCCCATGCACTAGGCAAACGTGAAGAGGGAGCGATTATCGGTCTAGGCTCCGCTTTCATTCTTCATGAAATCTTTGGTGACCGCAATGGTAGTTACGGTAGCTATGGCGGGTACGGAACCCGTGACACATATGGCTACGGTGATTATGGGCGCGAGTTCCCCCCATTCCGATGCCGTGGCGATTCTGTACGGTGCGCGTATGAGCGTGGAGTGTGGGAACGGGAGCGAGAAATCTGGCAAAAAGAGAAAGATAACGCTTATAGGTGTGGTCGCTACGGAGAATGTGAGTAAAAACAAGCACTTATAATGTGTAATATTACCGATATTAGGGCTGTACTCCAGCCCTTTTTTAGTTGTATAATGTCTGTATTGAGAGTGAGGAATCAATATGCAGTCAATTCAAGCCAAGTCAGTTCTTGCCAAGCTTCTTGCCGAAGAGAACATTTCTATTGAGCATCGCAATGTTCACACCGCCGCTTTTGATCTTGAAAAGCGCACCATGATCCTACCTATCTGGGATGATCTTTCAACCGAATTGTATGATCTTCTTATCGGTCACGAAACAGGTCATGCTTTGAACACTCCGAAGCAAGGGTGGCACAATGCTGTTATGGATGACCGCCAGATGAAGTCATTCCTCAACATCATTGAAGATGCGCGTATTGAGCGCAAGCAAAAAGAACGATATGCGGGTTTGGCACGTTCATTTGCCAAGGGATACCGCGAACTTATGGATCGTGATTTCTTTGGCATCAAAGATCTTGATGTCAACACACTACCTATTGCTGATCGTGTCAATCTTCACTTCAAGGTTGGCAGTTCTCTTGCTATTAAATTTTCTGACCCTGAGCGCTCACTTATAAGTCGCATTGAAAAAGTGCAAACATGGGAAGAAGTTGTTGCACTCGCCGCTGAGTTGAAAACCTTCCAAGACGCAGAAAAAAATGAGATGCAAACCGTAATGGATGATCTCGCGTCTCAGTTGCAAGATCTTCAAAACGAGATGGATCAAATCATGCCCCCGTCAGAGCGCGAATCTGATGATGGTGAAGGTGAACCCGAAGATGCCGCCGAAGAGGGCGAATTCGGTCAGCCATCCGCTGGTGATTCTGATGATGCGGGTGAAGAAGTTGAAGATCAAATGTCAAAAGAAGAACAGTACAATGGTCTTACCGAAGAAGATCAAAATACTGTCGATGACATTGAAGAAAAGATGCAAGAAATCAAGCGCAAGATGGCTCCAATGGAGAATGCGCTTAATGATGAGGCAAGCCATACCGACGAATCATTCCGTCAGAGTGAGCATAGCTTGATTGACAAAGATGCATCTATGAATCCTTACTATGCCGATATCAACAACGTTGACTATCGCCAATGGGTTATTGATTACAAGACTCTTTACTCAGATCCCGTCACTGGATACGCGGATTGGGCTACTGATTATACCAAAGAAAAGCACCTAGCTGAGTTTGCGGAGTGGGCCAAGCGCCAAAAAACTCTGGTTTCGTCAATGGCGCACACGTTTTTCTCAAAGCAAAAAGCTCATGAGATGAAGCGTACCCGTGTCGCTAAAACTGGCGAGATCAATGCAAACAAACTTTGGTCCTACAACACTTCTGAAGACATCTTTCTTCAAAAGACTCTGGTTGAATCTGGCAAAAATCATGGTTTCGTTTTCTATCTCGACATGTCTCAAAGCATGTATGAGTATATGAATGACACCGTTCACCAACTTTTGCGTATGGTTATGTTTGCTCGCAAGATCAACGTACCATTTGAAGTGTTTGGTTTTACCAGTGCTACAAAGTATGACAGAGAAAACCTTGCAACCAAGGATGACATTGGTAAGTATCAAGTGTCTGACCTTGAGTTGCGTAATATTTTTTCTTCACGCATGACTCGCCAAGAATTCGATCACGCAATCCGTGAAATGTATTTTTTCGGCAAGACATTCGACAATCGTAATCGTTACAATCGACACAACAATGGCGGTCTTTGGTTATCGCACAGAAACTTTTCTTTGGGTGGCACTCCGCTTCTTGGTGCATTGCTCGCGGGTATCGGCATCGCACAAGATTTTCAACGCGCAAACAATGTTGAGATTCTTAACACCATGGTACTGACTGATGGTGAACCCACGGATCGTATCAACATCGTCAAGTATCAAGAAGACCGCGACTATCTGTATCTCTCTGATGCTGGCTATGATGAGTACCCCGTGTTGGTCTCTGGTGCTATTCAAACTTCAGTAAAGTCTAGCTACCGTCACGTGCGTAATCTTAAAACTGTCATTGAGCATTACCGCAAGCTTACTGGTTCGCGCATGTACAACTACCACATCATTACTGGTAAAAAAGATCTTGAACGTCAAGAGTCATTCTACAATGAAGGTAACCGCTGGAATAATGATGTTTCTGAAAAGCAGTCTCTCATGCTGAAGCAAGGTTACATCTTGGAGACTACTCACGGGTGGGACTACCGATTCATCATCCGCGAAACCGCGCTCAAGGGTGGCAACATGACTCTGGACGCTGATGGTGACAAGTCAAAATTGCTGACTCAATTCAAAAAAATGGGTAAAGGTAAGAAAACTGAGCGTATTTTGGCTCAAAAACTGGCAGAATTGGTGGCCTGACAGCCACCAAAAACTGTGAATATTACCACGATTAGTGCTGTACTTTACCCCAAACCCTGCTGTATAATGTCTGTATCAAATGTGAAATTGCTTGTGAGGAGCATATTATGAAAGCACAAATGAAAGCAAAGCTGTTGGAAACTCTGAGCGCCAAGAACACTACTGGCAATGGTATTTTCTCTCGCGCTCAAATCATCGACGCGGCACGTGAGTGTGGGATCGAATCAACCCCATCATTCCTGCTGTATCCCGAATTCAAAGTTGAGGGTCAACGTGGCAAGTATGATATCTCTCCCCATCTGGAGTTGGTTTCTAGCCGCCCTGTTGCGGAACCCGCCGAGCCAGTGGCGCAACCCACTAGCAATGTTCTTACTCAACGCCGCTTGGCAATGGAGATTGAAAACTTGATCCCTGTTGCTGATGCGACTTTCGTGAAGTTTGGGTTTTACAATGATTTGAAAAAAATCTTGAAAACTGAAATGTTTTACCCAATCTTTATTTCTGGTCTTTCTGGTAACGGTAAGACCACTATGGTGGAACAGGTTTGCGCTGATCTCAAGCGTGAAGCTATCCGTGTTAACATTAGTGTCGAAACCGATGAGGACGATTTGATTGGTGGAAACACTCTAGTTGATGGTAACGTTGTGTTCAGAGAGGGGCCAGTCCTCACCGCTATGAAGCGTGGCTCTGTTCTCATTCTTGATGAAGTTGATCGTGGCTCTAACAAGCTTATGTGTCTCCAAGCGATCTGTGAGGGTAAACCCTACTTCAACAAGAAAACAGGCGATACCATTACTCCTGCTCGCGGTTTTACTGTCATCGCGACTGCAAACACAAAGGGCCGTGGCTCTGATGATGGGAAATTCATCTCTACCCAGATTCTTGATGAAGCCTTCTTGGAGCGGTTTGCAATTACTGTTGAGCAGGAGTACCCTACCCCCGCTGTTGAGAAGAAAATTATTCTCAACAAAATGGAGCGTGAAGGTTGCGCCGATGATGACTTTGCTGATCACCTTGTTGCATGGTCTAACATCATTCGCAAGACCTACTATGAAGGTGGTGTCGAAGAGATCATCTCTACCCGCCGCCTTGAACACATTGTAAAAGCTTTCGCGGTGTTTGGTGACCGTCTCAAGGCGATTGAACTTTGTATCGCTCGCTTTGATGAGGAAACCAAAAGCGCTTTCCAAGATCTGTACACCAAGCTTGACGGTACAGACTTTGCATCGCTTACCGAAGAGAGCGTTGTTTCGGGTGACCTTGATTAATCAAGGTCCGTGTGCTTGCCCCCCACATGGGGGGCTTTTTTGTGAGTGCGGTTTATGAAAGATATTGATTATAAATATAGCGAGGATATTTCCATCGCTCAATTGGAAGAGTATGTTGATAGCACGTACAGCGAACACTACTCTCAAAACAAATACCAAGCCACAGAATTTATCATTGACGGTGGTCATGGCGAGGGTTTTTGTATTGGAAATATTTTAAAATATGCTCAACGGTATGGGCATAAAGATGGAAAAAATCGAAAAGATTTGATGAAAGTTCTGCACTATGCTTTGATTGCTCTTCATGTACATGACCTGTACGAAGAGCGAGATAATTATAAATAGAGAAAAATTAATTCTACAGGAGCTATCAATAATGGCATTTGTTAAACGTTTTACGCTCACAAGAGACAATACTGACATTTCATGGGATACTCAATTAGCACCCGTTTTGTTCTCTGAAGAAGAAGAAGCAAACCAGAGAGCCATGCTTACAAACAATGGTGGCACAGATGGCGGCTGGACGGTAGCCGATGACTATACCATGATTAGAGAACTTAGTTTTGAAACTGAGCAACAGCTACGAGATTATGAAGTTGCTCTTGATACTCTTTATGATGCTAAAGCTGACGATCCCCGTGGCGCATTTCTTACAAACGTCACGGCGCATGGTTTTGATTTCACGCTTTCAACACATGAGACTTCTTGACACCAAGCACCATTTTAGTTTATAATATTATTTTCTTGTGAAACAAAAGGTATATCATGAAATTTTCTGACACCACTATCAAGGTTTTGAAGAACTGTTCTGAAATTAATCCTAAGATTATTATCCACCCAGGGAATACGATTCGCACAATCTCTGAATCGCATTCCCTTTTCATGGAAGCGGTGGTGCCAGAAGATTTTGATACCCAAGTCTGCATCTATGACTTGAACAGTCTTATCTCTTGTCTTACCTATTGGACTGACACACACATCAATGTGTTGGAAGATAAGCTTCTTATCCAAAATGAAAACAGTAATGAAAAGTTTTCATATCTTTACAGTGACCCGTCTGTGGTCAACACCCCTGCCTCAAGCCCAAAGGATCACAATTCATTCTTTAAGTTTACACTGACTAAAGATGACATTAATGATCTCAAAAAGACCGCCGCTATACTCTCCAAGCAAAAGATTTCTTTTGTGTCTAAGGATGGAGTTTGCTCTGCGGTTGTGACAGATCCTTCTAGCGGCTTAAACAACACTTTTGAAAAACAAATTTGCGAATCAACCGTTTCAGACTTCAACATTGATGTTGATGTCAAGCTGATGAACTTCATCGAAGGTGACTATGATGTTGAGTTCTCTGAAGAAGCTAACTTTATTTTATGGAGCCACAAGTCTCTTGATGTACGATACTGGATGGCTACGGAGATTACTTCTAACGTAGGGTGAAACATGTCTATTACATATAATCCAAACATTCAGTATCTAAGCACAATGGATACTGTAGATGGAAGCCGTTCAGTGGATGTTTTGTATGACGGTCAAATGTATGGTTGCTCTTTCTTTGAGAATGACGTACACTTAACAATCACATGGTATCCAAACAAGAGTCGCTATTGGGCAGATGATGCCGCAATGAATTACATTGAAGGGCGTCTCAATGTTACTGGTTCACAATTGCTTTTGAATTTTGAAGAAAGCACAACTGTTGATGAGAGGATAGGATGAGAAAAAAGAATCGCACCCGCCGCCGCGAAGTTGCCTTGGCTAATCTCAAGGCCGCTAAGTTTTTCCCAAAGACGATGCGTGATGGCAAAGAGCGCTCCGAAGAAACTTGGGAGAAGAATCGTCAACAACAGATTGAGGTTCTAAATGAAAGAATATCTTTGGGTTGAAAACTACCGACCCAAAGCTGTCAAGGAGTGTATTCTTCCACCAAAGATTCGCTCCACCTTTGATGGCTTTCTGAAGCAAGGGGAAATTCCAAATCTCTTGTTGTCTGGTACTGCTGGTACAGGTAAGACAACTGTGGCACGTGCGCTCTGTGAAGAATTAGGTTGTGACTATATCATGATCAATGGTTCTGATGAGGGCCGACAAATTGACACGCTACGTGTTAAGATTAAGGAGTTTGCCACCACCCAGAGCTTCAAGTCATCTACCAAGGTTGTGATCATCGATGAGGCAGACATGCGAGCGTTCATTGAGCAATATTCTAGTAACTGCCGCTTCATCTTCACTTGCAACTACAAAACCAAACTAATCTCGCCGCTGTTGTCCCGCCTAACGCTGGTTGAATTTAAAACTGTACCCAAGGAAAGAGCAAAACTTGCTGGACAGTTTTTCAATCGAGTCAAAGATATTCTTGACGGTGAAGGTGTCGAGTATTCTGATCGTGTCGTTGCTGAAGTTATTAACAAAAACTATCCAGACTTCAGAAAAACTTTAAATGAATTGCAAAAATATGGTGTTGATGGAAAAATTGATGAAGGCATTCTTGTTGATTCAATTACCAGCTACAAAGGTCTTATCGAAAACTTGAAAGAAAAGAACTGGACTAAGATGCGAAAGTGGGTTACGGATAACGTGGACACTGAGCCTACCAGAATCTTTAGCGAGTTGTACGATGTGTTGTGTCAAGAGCTACCATCAAAAAGTATTCCTCAAGTTGTTCTGTTGCTTGCTGACTATCAATACAAGGCGGCTTTCGTCGCGGATCAAGAGATCAATATGACCGCATGCCTCACAGAAATCATGGCTAATGTGGAATTCTCATGAATCCTTATGTCATTGAAGACATAGATTTAAAAACAATCACTCCAGAGTACGGTAAAGAGCTAGAGAAGCTTGCATACGATCACTCTGTAATCTATATCCCAGATCAAGACCTAGAGCCACAAGAACAGATAGACGCATGTTCTTTGATTGGTGAAGTGGAGTTTGTACCCTATCAAACAGACTTCATGATAGACAATCACGTGATGCGTATTGCCGCTGACAGGGGCGTGTTTGGGCATAAAGAAGAGCTTGATTGGCATGTAGACCTTGCCTCAGTGCCTTCTGACAGCCCCATGAAAGATTACCACAGAAAAGATTTTGTGATGTTGCATGCGATTGCTGGCACTGCTGGATCTGTCACTAGCTTTATTGACATGGCTCAAGCATATGAAGAGCTTGACCCAGACTTCATAAAGTTTTATGATTTACCTAACTGCTATATTACAACGGGGTTCCGTGGAGATACGTACAGCCCAGACTGCTACAAGTTTTTCCATGAACACCATAACGAAGAGCGCCTGTATCCGCTGGTGTATACAAATCCAGTAGGCAGAACTGGACTGTTCTTCCCATACCTACAAGTGTTTGGTATTGTTGGTCGTAGTGACAAAGAGCTACAAGAGATCACAGAGTTTTTGAGAAAGCACATCATGAATCCAGAGTACAGGTATGACCACAGATGGAAAGATGGTGATGTGATTATTAATGAGCAGTGGTTGACTCTACACAAACGCTGGGAGTTTGATGACGCAAAGAAAAGAGTTTTGCATAGAGTGGGGTTTGGCGATAGATGAGTACACTTCCCTTTTTTGGTGAACCAGAAACCAAGGTTGACGAAGAATCTTTTGTAGAGCAAAACAAAAAAGCAAATCCCTTTGATGTGGTAAGGTCCGTTACCTTTACAAAAGACCCTTGGCCCTACGATGACTCTGCGCCACCTTCTTTTTATGTTGTGCATCGCGCCTTGAGTCACGGACAAGACACGCTCTTTCAAGCTAATGAGATGAACTCTAGGCCACATCTCTCAGACAAAATGAAGTATGATTTTCTTTTGAATACAATTCGAAAAGCCAAGCGATACAACCCGTGGGTCAAGGCAGAGATGGAAGATGCTGAAGTGGTGATGGAGTATTATGGATATTCTTATGCCAAAGCAAAAGAGGCATTGAAGGTACTGCCAGGGCATATTATTGAGGAGATGAAAGCTTTCAACATTTCAAAAAAAGGCGGTAGAAATTAAAAAATTATAAATAACCTTATATGATTATAATAATAAGGTAGTAATTTTTTATGGACCAGTTTTTTAATATTGATGTTGAAGGTTATGAGCCTCTTGAAATTGAACTCACAGATCCAGATTCTTTTTTAAAAATCAGAGAAACCTTATCAAGAATCGGAGTTGCTTCTAAGAAAGACAACACTCTGTATCAGTCTTGTCACATTCTTCACAAAAGAGGAAGGTATTTTATCGTCCATTTCAAAGAGCTATTTGCTCTTGATGGAAAGAAAGCAGATCTTCAAGAAAACGATCTGGTCCGAAGAAATACAATTGCGTCTCTTTTGGAAGAGTGGAATTTGCTGAAGGTTTTGAACTCAGAAAAATACGAGACAACTTCAGTCAGTCAAATCAAAATCATTTCTTACAAAGAAAAGGGTGATTGGAACTTAGTTCCCAAGTATAACATTGGAAAAAAGAATTGATTCTTTTCTAAAGTTTTGCTATAATTGATATAAATAACGCGGGAATGCCATATGGGTTCCCGTCTTTAACCTTGCTTAATAGGAGGAACTATGAAAAAGCAAAACACAACGGTGTTTCGTAAGTTTAATACTTATGGAATCTATCTCTTGACCGCAATTTTCTTCTCTGGTCTTATTGCTAGTGTAACCGCACTAGCTGGTGTTGATGGTGCAGACTACACAGCCTGTAAATCAACCGCCAAAGAGATCTATGGAGAAGATGTTCGCGTCACTCTTCATAAGCTTAAGCGATCTTACG